CCTCAGGGTGGTAATTTTGTAACTAGTAAGGTTGATAATCAGGCAGCAGATCCTAATGCTATTAGTTTCGCTGGTAATTCTTCTGGTCTAGCTAATGTTCATGCATACTACACCGTAAATGGTGAGCACTATCTAATCATCAAGAATATCCGTGGTGGTACTCTTGAGTATAGTGAGTATGCTAACACAAGATTCACTCAAGGCACTGTCTTTGCTGACATGCTTGAGGATCAGGATATGGGCAAATCCCTACCTCTGAAGACCCAAATTGCAAAAAATAATCCTGAGTTTTTCTACAAGCAAAACGGCGCTAACGTTTATACTATCACCCCTGGTGATCGTATTCAAGACGACGCTGGTGTTGAATACTATGTTGACAGTGTTGAGGATGCAGGAGTCATCGAAGATACATTCTACATCTTCGGATATGAAACTCTACAGAAGAGAATTTCTGGTCAGCAAGATGGTATCTACTATCTAACTGCTCTCCGTGGTAACGTTTCGCCATTCCCAACTGGTGCTGGTGTAACTAACAACTTTAAGAAGTTTAAGTTCTCTCAACCAGTCAGCAAGCTATATCCTCTGAACTATAGAAATGATCCTCTCTGGTTCAAGAACTCTGGTACATCTCAAGAAGAGAAAGATTACTATGCTGCATTGATTGATCCTCCACAGGTATTCTCTGCTGCTGACAACTATATTCATGGTCTTGTCACAGTTAACGACTTCAAGGGATCAACAACCAGAGAAATGGTTGCAGACCTAACTGAACAACCTGCATTCATTAGTAACACTTACACTGGTGTAAATGCAATTCAGGCACAGAAAGGTAATGCAACTTCTGGTTCTGAAGATCGTTTGATTCCAATTGCTGGTGATAGCACAGTTCTTTCTGATCAGCGTTACTACGTTGAACTTAGAAGACCATCTATCGCTCGTGCTGGTAACCACACGTTTGAATACCTTGGTTTCGGTCCTGGTAACTACTCTACTGGTCTCCCAGCACGTCAGGAAGTTGTCCTAACACCTGAAGAGGACTTCTACGCACAAAGTAAGAAACAAGACGCTGGTATCGTCTTCTACACTGGTATCAACTCTCAGGGTGACCTGTATATCGGTAACAGAAGAATCAACGCTATCACAGGTGAAGAAACGTTTATCGATTCTGCTACACTAGATGATGATGGAGACGAGGATGATGTACTAGACGGTCTCGTTACTACCTTCGATACACCTGTAACATTCAACCAGAATATTACAGTTGTTGGTGGTGATGGAGAGCTAGTCAACACATTTGAGTCGCCAATTACTATTGCAATTCAGGATGAAGATCTAACACAGGCAAGAGATGCACTGATCATCCGTTCTAATGTATCTTCTATTGATCCTGTAACTCAACTAGAGCAAGACGAAGGTCTAGACAGAACTGCATTCGCTCCTCCAACTGAGGGTGATATTAGAATTAGTAAGAACAGAATCCGTTCTGCTATCTTCCAGTTCAATGCTAGAGGAAATGGTCAGGGTTACATGTTCCAGACGCACACTGTTGCTGGTGTTGCTTCTAACATCACTCCTAATCAGTCTCCACTGATTGCTAACGGTGGTTCTAGAATTGCATCTGCACAGTATATCACTTATGGTGGTGTGCTTCCTGCTCCTGGAGATACCTTATTCAAGGGTTCTGAAGTCGGTAAGAATGGATCCATTGCATGGATTCTAGCTAACTACTTCAGTTTAATTGCTAACAATAGCATTGATAACATTGAGTTCGATGGCACTAACGTTGTTAAACTCTCCTTCAGAGACTTCAATAGTGGTGTTGCTCTTTCTAACACTGATATCGGAATTACTTCTGCTTCTCAGATTAGAGTCAAGAACTTCTATTATGATCCTAGACTGAACCTAACATGGCAGGTATATGCTGCTAAACCAGGCGATCCATTCACACCAACCAATAACTACTGTCACTTCCAAGTAATTGATCAGATTCCTCAGGCAACTGAAGCATGGGAGAATATCATTGCTGGAACTGCAGTTGGTGCTGATGCTCCTACTATTGAATTCTCCAATGCTAACTTCAAGGAAGTTGGAGTCATTGGTGGTGAAGCACTCAGAACTGAGACCGAGACAATTGGTGCATACAAGCTAGGCATCAACACTGTTGCTCGTGCTCCACATAGTGCATACACTAGCGCATGGGTAGATCCTGCTTCGACTGATCCTCGTGCAAACCTCGATGTTGTTGGTAATGCATGGATTAGTGGTAGAGTTACAGGTGACTTCCTAGATCATACTAACTTCGCTGATCGTGATAAGACTGCTATTGATAATGCATTCTTAGTTGGTGGTGATAGTTCTGCTCCTAACGATGAGGCAGTTCTAAGAGTTGCTACTACAAACAATGGTCGTGTTGGTATCAATGTTGATAACTCTCAACTTGATAGAGCACTGGTTGTTGACGGTCTATCTAGATTTACTGATGATGCTCGCTTCGAGCATGATATCGAAGTCAATGGTGATGACGGCACAACTGCTGAGATCAGAACCTCCCAGACAACTGGTACATTTAACTTAGTTGATGATACCACATTTACTGGAACACTTAACATTGGTAGCTTGGTTGGTACATTCAACCTAGTTAATGATACCACTGCTGATCAGTTTATCAGAATTGGTTCTGCATCGCTACACAGCAACATCTTTATCGGAACTACTCCTGATACACCTTCCTCTAATATTTCTAAAGTTGAAATTGGTGGTGCATATAATAACAACGAGTCTCTATCCTTTACTAGAGTCAAAACCAAGTCCTTCAAGGTCGATGGTGACTTCCAGTTGGGTGCAAGAAGAACAATTACTGACACTGTAAGACTATCTACTGGTGCTGGTAAGGTTAGCTTCTTCTCTGACTCTGGTTCTGCATCTATTGTTGACTTCGCACTTAATGCATCTGAAATTAATATCGCTGGTCAGGGTGGTCTAACCACAATTAACAACCAGTTGAGAGTTGTTGCTTCTGCACAGTTTGATGGAAACATCCTAATGTGTGGTGGTGTTGCAGCATTCTCCTTCTTGGGTGATAGAGGACAACTTGGATCTCCAATCTTCTCTCATGCTGATGGTATTCTAAGCGATACTCTCTTTAATAAGAACATTGACATTCTTAATGTTCTAGTTCTACAGACAACTGATGAAGGTTATAACCAAGTTGATACTGCTGGTGCTGGTCTATGGGGTGGCAGTGCATATCAACAAACAGTAACTAACATTGGTGGTACACCAGCTGTTGAACCTCAGACGTTAGGTGCTCTAACTGGTGATGAATACTGGTTACCACTTAAGAATGCACCTCTCAAGCAAAATGGTGATCCATACTATGTTGAGAATGATTATATTATCATCAACAGTGCAGTTTCTGGCAGTGGACATCCTGAAATTGTTCAGGTTCTAGAACTAACCAGAACATCTGTTGCTCCTTACTACATCAAGGTCAAGCGTCAACCACTTGGTACTTACACCGCAATTCTAAACAATCATCCTGATACAACACCTATCTTTAAGGTTAACGTACAGTTTGATGCTACATGGACTGAACAGGCATTAGATTCTACTGGTCCTCAGGACAATGTATATCTCTCTGAGTTTGGTGGTGTTCTAACAAGTAATGATTATGTAATCATTGACCGTGAAGACACAAATAATGATGGCATCTTTAATCAGGGTGAAGTTATCAAGGTCGTTACTCCTCTAGAGGCAGTAGAGCAGAAGTTTAGAATTAATTCTGATTGTACTGGTGGCGAAGCTAACGACGTATTTGTTGTCAACTCTGTAACGGGTGACACTACTATCCTTGGTGATACTACTATTAACAATAGTCTCAAGATTAAGGGTGGTTGTGGAACATTATCTGATGTTCAGTTCAATGGAACATGTACTGCTGGATCTAATATCATTACTGGTGTTACTGTTACAAGTCCTGGTAAGACAATTGCTGATATCAAGGTTGGTGATACTATTGTTAATATCACTAATGAGTCTCCAATTGACTTCCTACCAGATGTAGTCATTACAGCAATTGATTCAGTTAATGGTGAGTTTGTTCTAAGCAGAGACACTGTTGGTTCTTCCTCTCAGACTGTAGGACTAGCAGCTAGAAGAAATGAGCAGTTCTTAATCACAGATGGTAATCAAGTACCAACATTCAAGGTAGATTCTTGCAGCGGCACCACACATATTGGTAATCAATATGGCAGATTCGATATCGAATACTCCAGTGCTGCTGGAACTACTTCTAATACTGCTGGTATTCCTGCACTATTTGATGGTGGAACTATCAAGAGAGCATATGGTTTCATGTTCGATCCACAGCATGTAGCTGATGGTGGTCCTGATACTACAATTAGTAGTGCTGTTGCTGGTAGCGCAGGTCAAATCCAGATGCCTGTTCAGTCTCTTGGTGTTGGTTCTGGTGCATTTGCTGTTGGTGATCTAGTATTTGTTGGATCACCAACTGCAACGTCTACTCAGATTGGTGATTACATTATTGGTAAGATTACTCAAATTATTACCAACCCTGCTAACCCAACTATTGTTGTTGCAGATGCTGGCACTGGTTTAAACACTAACAAAACATTTACTACATCTGACAGTGCATTTGATGCTGGTAATACAGTTAGAAGATTAATCAAGCATAAGGAAATTGCTAACATCATCGATGTTGAGCAGAGAACTAGAGTTAACTCTGGTGCCTCTACCACATATATCTCGATGATCATTGATAAGGGATATATCTCTCAGCAAAAACTTGACTATGCTCAGTTCTTAGCTCTTGCTGATGAAGAAGGTGATGCTCAGATCTGGGTCAAGGTTGCTGGAAGACTGAAGGGTGATGTTCATCAGACAACGATGAACGAACAGATTCAAGATGGCGCAATTGGATATAGAAGTGGTAACACTACTATCAATGGCGACTTGAGAATGGTTGGTGGAAGTTTCCAGATCTTCGACTCTGTTAACCAGACAAGACTATTTGGTCTAGTCAACGATGATGGTCACGCTGATCACCAAGGTCTATTAACTTGGGATGCTGGTGTTAGCGCAAGAGGTGACTTCTATCTCTTCAGCGCACAGGATCCAGAAAACGTTGTTCTCAACCCAGACGCAAATACACCTTCGTTCTCTGTTGATAACCTAGGTAACGTAACCGCTTCTAAATCATTCACTGTTAACGGTGAAGCAGTTGCTACACCTTCTACATCATTCAAGCAGTTCTCTCTAGAAAATCTTGGTCCAAATGGAACAGAGGAATTTGCAATTAAGCAAGATAGTTCTGTCGATGCATTCGGTATTTCTAACTTCCTCACTTCAAGTGGTGCTAAGCATACTAGATACATCTCTTCTGCATCTCCAGAGGAAGATCTAACACTGCTACCAAACATTGTTTACATGGTAAACACTACTGCTTCTACCACGTTAGTTCTTACACTACCATCCGCTCCTCAAACAGGAGATGTTGTAAGAATCACAGACGTTGGTGGCAACTTAAGCTACAATACATCACTGGTACTTAGAACACCAGAGTCTTCTGGAATTAAGATTCAAGGAGACAGTACAGGAACACTGTTGGGTGGAAGAATTACTCCATATCCTTCTGGAGAAATGGTAGTTCAAACTCCAAACGCAGCATTTGCTCTTGTATATCTCGGTTCTGTTGATAGTAATGGACAAGTTGGAATTCCAACTTCAGTTCAAGGATGGTGGTTAACGGAGGTCTGATAAATGGCAAATTACAACAGAATTAAATCCGCCAAGGCAGTTCCAATTGGAACAATCATGCCTTGGACGGGTTCATCCAGTTCATCTGCTGTTGCAGAGGACGCAATCCCTTTTGGGTATATTGTTTGTAGAGGACAATCATTAAGAGCACTTGATTATCCTCTTCTGGCACAATTGTTAGGTAATACATATGGTCCTTTTCAGGAACCAGGAGGTCCTGCAGTTGGTATTCAAAATACATATCCAAACTATGATGAAGAAGATGTATTCATGCTTCCTAATCTAAACAACTGTAGCATGGTTGACTTGGAATCTTCTAGATTGGATCCTGCAGATAATGCTGTTGTTGGTCAATATATCACAGAGAATGGAAATGACGCAGCACCTTTGAATCTTATTACCTCGTATATTGATGTAAACTTCGCTGTTGATGGATCCACTACATTAGCTGGTAAAATTACTGGTATTACGTTAGAGGAACCAGCATTCTTTGACACTTATAGAACTATTCCTAGAAAACTAGGTGTTGATCATACTCCTGCACACACTCACCCTAGACCGTCTAATTCTGATGGTACTACAGGTAGCTATCCATCAGCAAACGTACAGGGTACATATGTTGCAACATTCATGCCTGGTACATATGATACACAAGGAAATGAATGGACAACTGTTACACCAGAACCACTCCCTGGTGAAGATACAGTAGATAACTTTGTTCCTGGAGAAGTTCAACTTACATGGTACGATCCACTTGCAGATAGTTTAGTAGATTGTAGTACATTCCGTGACTTTACTGCTGCTTCACAAACTATTCCACAAGCTAGATCAGCATCTAGTCCAAGAACTATTCAACAATACTATTCAATTGTAGAGGATTATGATGATGATTACTCATGTATTCCTCAAGTAGATGTTCCTGCTGTCTCTGCTCCATTCCCTCCAGAGGGCAGATACAATGGATTTAAAAATGCATATGCAAGTAGTAATGTTACACAAGCTAGAAATGAGGGACCATATCCTGTTACGTTGAATCATAACGCAACCAACTGGACAGAACCTGGACTTGCATCACATAATCATTTTACAATTGATTTGTCAATGACTAGGGGACAAATGAGAATCCCTAGCACTACGCTCATAAATAATATGACGACGGGAACTATTGCACCTGTTAGTGTTGACAAAGCTTTGAGCGTGCAAATTAACCCTAATACACCTTCACTTACTACTCTTGTTATAATGAGGGCATTTTAAATGGCAGTATTCTATAATAGAGAAAAAGCAAAGGTTGGAACCACTAGTGGTACAATCATTCACTGGTCATATGAGCTAACTTCTAATGATCCAGATAATGCTTCTACAAAAGAATTACTACCAGCGGGTTATCTAAGATGTGATGGGACTATCTATTCTGCAGAGATTTTTCCAGAACTAGCAGCAATTTTAGGTGTTGGATCTCAGTCTAGGTATAAAAAACCAAATGTAAATTTATTAGATAATCAATTTCAGTTACCTGATTATGGTTCTAAGAAATTGAGAGCATCATCTGGTGCTAACTTAGGATTAGAAGTTGATTTGAGACTGCAGGATGACAACAACCAAGATATTGTAAAGTCAGGTGTAGGACTAGAGGTTCAAAGTAATATTGGTGAAGTATATGAAATTCTTTATCAAGGTAACTTCTTTTTACCATCACAAGTAGTTCCTATTACTGGTGAACCAGGATTTACTAGAAATACTGGTAACTATACAGAAACAATTGAGGTTCTACCTAATGCTTTCTTACCTCATGGTCACTTCCATGATGGTAATAGAACAAGGGTAAGATCATCACTTAATAATGAATTCAGTGCATTTGGTAGAAACTTCTATTCAAGAAAGTCTACTTTGTGTGTTATTCCATGGTATTACAATACCAGACAAGATCTTTGTGCTGTCGCATCTACAAGATTTAAGCTAACTGGTACTAGTAATCCAGATGGATATACTGGTGGTTCTATCGGTGGTATCTTTGGTAGTTGTACCAGATATATCTACGGTGGTTGTTTACAGGGTTGTGATTTTTACATCCCACCTCAGAACTATTGCTTAACACCAGATTTTTCTGATACATCTGTGTTTAATGGTGATACCATGTCTAACTATGTTACTGGTTGGGTTGGTACTGGTGATACAGAGTCTGATGGTAGATGTTTATATCCACAGTGGTCTGGAAATACTATTGGTTGTGATAGTAATGAAGGATCTGCTCCTCAAGACTCAACTACATGTGGTACAGTAGATTATCAGGGAACAATTTTCAGTAAGTGCGAACCATCAGGTCTTATTGGTGGTCTTCTTTGTGCTGGTATGCCACAGGGTAGTAAATCGGGAGATGAATCTATTCCTGGAAACTATAAGTTTACCAATGTTCCGTTTGATGCAAATAAAGATGGTAATACCCCTGGTGTTTCTGCTATCTCAAACGCAACCAATGAAGTGCAAGCATTTGGTAATGACGGCAGTCACCGTCACTTCGTGAACTTTACTGCTCAACCACATACATATCAATTGAATACTGTCCCAACCTTTATTCCTGCTTCAAACCTATCTTCTACACTGAAGATTCAAGTCAATGAACAAAATAAAGCAGATCAATTTGTTCAACCATATCTTGTCCAAGAGTTTCTAATCAAATACTGATGACGGTTTCGTATAGAAATAAATTTACTGCATATAAGCAGGACCATGAAGCTAACTATGCTTCGATTGGATCGATTTTCCCTGTGCCAGTAGATTCATTCTCTACTGATCCAGCACATTCAAACGGTGGTGCGGGTTCTGGTGGTGAGAGTATGGAATACTCTTACAAAGGATATTTGTATTGTGATGGAAGAGAAGTAAATATTAGAGACTATCCGCAATTATTTGCATCTATTAGAAATACTTACGGTGGAAGTACCACTGCTAAACCAACACAACCAGCAAATGCTGGTGGAATGAGAAGAATTTTCTGGATTGGTAATAAGTGTTTCGTCAATTTTTATAGAGATCCTGGAATTGCTGGTGGCAATAAGCTACCATATCCATATGGTACTGCATTTAGAATAACAGATGACACATCTGATACACCAGCAGGACCAGGACTTGGATCTATGCCTACAGGTGACTGGGCATATGATAAATTTTACTTGACTAAAGTACCAACAGAAAATCTTAGTACCTCACAAGTTCCATCTGGAGAATTTGCATATGAAATTGAATTCCCCGAAGATGTTGATGTATCTACACTAACAAAGACTAACGTAGATATTACATCTGGAACTCATCCTACCATCACTCTAAACAAATCATTCAGTTTTGCTGACTCCCCACATCAAGTAGGAACATTTAATCTACCTGATTATAGAGATAGAATTATCGTAGGTATTGGTGATGTAGATGGAGAAGGAACGCCAACTGTAGAGAATGCTCTTGTAAACCAAGTAGGTCAAACTGGTGGTCAGTGGTATATTTCTAAGGATAATATTCTAGATGGTGGTGTATTCTTTGATATTGGAGATGTAAGAACAACTGGATATCAAAATATCACTGCTGATGTATTCACATACTTAACAGGTGATGTTGATTTTAGAATTGGACCAATTGATGATCATATCTTTAATAGACCAGTAGAACATAGTCATTACATCTTATCATCACAGGCAGATGATGCTGTTGATAATGAAAGAGATGGTGTACCTATTGATGAATTTGCTGTAAATTATGTCACTGGAAGATCAAATGTCTTACCATTTGAACCAGTTGGTACAGGTGGATTAGCACTAGGTCACTCACATGGTTTAACTCGTGAAAAGCTAAACGATCCAACACTTGCAACTTTTGGTAATACAACTGGTCCTGGTGGTGTTGACCCCAATCAACCAGCAAACATATTCTACGATGTTAATGGTCCAGAATGGAATACATTCCTACATCCTCTTGGTGATGGTAGAATTGGATATGATGATATTTCATTAGAACCACATGGTCCTGGATCAGGAGAATGGGAAGGATTTATTAAACCAGGAATTGCACAAGGAAATAGATATCTTGCATTTGGATATGGTGCTAGTGCAACTGGTTTTAGTAATCCAGATCAGCTAAAAACATCTAGAAGAGTTGAACTTGAATTAGATTTTACTGGATATACTCAGTTATATGTTTTTGCTATTGCTGGTAATGACAATAATGGTGGAGAACGTCCTAACAATATAGGTGAAGGACTGTATTGTGAATTTAGTAATGGTGAATCTCTCCGTCTTTTCCCATCTGTACAAGATTACAGAGATGAAAACGGATTGGATAACCAAGAAGCATTTGACCTATACGATGCTATTCACTCTAACTGGAGAGAGTTTATCATTGATATTCCTGCAGCATTACAAGATCAACCAAATCAAGTTATTACATTAAAACAAAATCTCAGCGGTGGATCTGAACAATCTAATGTTCCTGCTGGAAACTTGAATGCTAATGACATGTTGGGTGTTCAAGGTATTGGACTACGTGGTGGTATTATTGAAGATCCTCCAGAACCTGATGGTTGTTATCCTATTACTGGTGGTCCTAATGTTGATATTACAGCAATTACATACTCTGCTGGAAATGGTTATGCTTTAGCTACTACTGCTGAAGCTCATGGATTTAGTAAAGGTGATTATGTTACTATTTCGGGTGCATTACCAGAAGCATATAATGGAACGGCGCAAGTTCTAGATCAGCAGTTTAGCTCTAATGGATTTGCATATGTACCAGAAACTGTTCCTTCACTCACCACTGCTCAACCGAATCCACAGATAACGGTTAGGATTGCTGCTGGTACATTTGAAGATGAAGTATCAACTCCTTTCCCAAGATTATATGCCATTGATGGACAAACTGTGATTGGTGGCAAAGCAGATGTATTTACACCCCCAGGAACAGGTACAGTATTCCAAAATGATGAGTTAACATCACAGGGATCCTTCACATTACCAGCAGTTCCTGCAACATCTGGTGATGTAACTAGAATTGATATCAGTTTGAAAGCGCCTGGTGGAGGTGGTGGTGGTACTAGTGGAGATGGTTCTAATGGTGGATATGCATATGTCACATTAGATATTGGTGGAAACACTTACACTTGCTACGCATATGGCGGTGGCGGTGGTAAAGCAGGTGACAATGGTGGACAAGGTGGCGCTGGTGGAACATACTTAGTTCCTCAAGCTATGTTGGATTTGGATAGTGTTAGTATTGCTGGATCCACTAATGGTGCAGCAGGAAGTAACGGTGGACAATTTGGTAGTGGAACTATTTCTGGTGGTCAAGGAAATGGACTTGGTGGAGGTGGTGGTGTAGGTGCATCTGGCACATTTATTACATCCACTGACACTGGATTTGTAACACAAGGTGGATCATCGTGGTCAGCACCTTCCAGCACTGGTGTTTCATCTAGAACTGTTACTGTTAGAGCTGCTGGCGGTGGCGGCGGTGGTGGTAATGGTAATGGTAACTCTGGATGTGACAATAGTGCAAACGGTGGTACTGGTGGTGCAGGTGCTTTGGTCACTGCAAACCTTGGATTTGGTCCTAGTAGTATTACATGGACTTTAGGACAAGGTGGTCAACCAGGATTTAACAATGTCGATGGATTTGTAAATGGAACAGGTAGTGAAGCAGGAGAAGCTTTGGGTGGTTCAGGTGCATCGCCAGGTGGTAGATCTGGTCAAGGTGCTTGGGGTAATGGTGCTACTGCTGGCGGTGGTGGTGGATCCACTGGTCTCTTCTGGGATGGTGGCGTTCCTTTCCTAGGTGCTGGCGGCGGAGGCGGCGGCGGTGGATCAGGTGGTGGTTTCAACGGTGGTGGAACTACTGATGGATGCTATGCTGGTGGTAACAACCAAGGTGCATCAACTAACCTTGCTGGACAAACCTCTGCACTTGACTTTACCTTTGGTGCTAATGGTACTTCTGGTGGATGCACCGCTGGTGGCGGTGGAGGTGGCGGCGGTGGCGCTGGTATTGGTGGACAAGCTAACGGTGGTGTTGGTGGACAGGCAGGTGTCGGACACAATGGTAACGGTGGTGGTACTGGTGGTGCTCGTGGTAGATCTGCTTACAGATCTGACTTCTGCACAGCATCGTGGTCAACTGCTGGTAATGGTGGTTCGCCAGGCAACGGCGGTGGTGCTGGATATGTTCAGATCAGAGTTCAGGATGAAACTGAGAACGATGGAAGACTAGGTGGTGGCGGTGGTCAAGGTAGCACTTTAACTATTGCTATTGCTAACACTAACACATCAATTACATGTGGACTACAATCTGCTGGTAATAATGGTGGTGATGGTTCTGGAAATGGTCTTGCTGGTGGTGTTACCGCAGAATATAGAGGAACATTGCCTGGGGAAGAGGTAGAAGGAAATCTATCAACTCCTGCTGGTGGATATTATTTGTGTGATGCATCAGGTGTCCCTGGTGGTGCTAGAATCGATTCTGGTATTTGGAAACAATCTAGTGCTAATGGTGATACTAAAGAAGTTCTTTTAAAACCAGTAACTCCTGGTAATGGAGCAGGAGTCGATGGTAAATTCCAGATTTCTAGCAGTGGCAATGGAGATCCACCAAGATATGGTACTAGAGCTACTAGATACTTACCATTTGCAGGTGAGGGTACTAGAGAATATGTAATTGGTCCTCTTGATTTAACTAACGTTACCAAGATTCAGTGGTCTGTTATTCGTGGTACTGGCACAAATGGTGGTGATCAACCTGAAGAAGATCTTCTCTTATATTGGAAAACATCAACTGGATCAACTGTAAATCTACTAGGTGTTGTTAAGTCTTCTACTGGTGGTGATTCTACTTGGAGTGAAGTTGACGTAAATATTCCAGATAATAGTTCAGCAAAGCAAGCAGGTGTTGAGTTGTTGTTAAGACAAACAAGAGTTATTACTCAAGATGATAATTCTAATAACACTCTAGACAACTATGGTATCTCTGCTATGACTCTGTTCTATGGTGAAGTTACAACTAGAGTATTCACACCAACAGATGGTACAGAGATTTGTGACATTGATTTTGTTGACAGAACTGTTAATGTTATTGAGTCTGGCATGTCTTCTGATGAGGGACTATTTACAATGAGTTCTTCTACACCTATTGTGGTGACAGCAGAAGCTATTCCAGAAGTCAATATTCCTCTCATTACAAAATACCATAGAGTCAAGTACCTTATCAAAGCCGTCTAAATACTATGACGGTATGAGATATCCTAATCTAGTACAATGAGCGAGTATTCTTCACAAGATGTAGCACTATATCTGAATGCCATCAATAGAACGATGGCAAGAAAAGGTGTGACCAAAGTCATTACTGATGACTTTTGGAAAGATGAGATTGTTCCTATTCTATATCCTCTGTGGGATTCGGATAAGGATAAATTAGAGAGTTTTATTAGGTATGAGACAGGTCTCACCCTAATGAACAAAAATAAATTTCAAAGAAACCAAAGAACTGGTGAATACAAGTGGGTTTCTTATGAAATGAATCTCTCTGCATTTGAGCAGTCTGAGATTGATGATCTTTATAATAAACTAGAAGCAAAGTATACTGAGTTTAGAGGTCTAGATGATATTAGTCTAGAGGGTAAACTTGCTGCACAGTTTGCTGCTGATGAATATGTAAACTGGACTAAGATTACAATGGTCAGAAACTTCCTACTTATGGATAGTGACTGGTCACAACTTGCTGATGCTCCTCTTACTGATGATGAGAAAGCATTGTGGGTTGCATACAGAACAAAATTAAGAAATATTCCACAAGAACAACAATCAATTCCTCCTATCAACGTTAAGTTTCCAATCAGTCCTAAGAAGTATGCAGAGATGTTAGCTAACAACTCTGAATTAGGAGAATACTTAGGATCTGATGATCAGTTCTTCCATATTGCACAGTCAGTATATCGTAAGTTTGCTGGTAGAGCAATGTCTTACATGGCAATGGCAATTACTACTGAACAGGTAGATGGAATGCCACAAAATAGAGTATATAATGAGACTAATACTCTTGACGCTATTCTACGTTCTATCGATGATGGAGGACTCTGATGGCACTTATCTCATTAAATCCTAAGACTATTGGTGAAATGGCAGCACGTCTAGCAGAGCTAGAGAATAAATGTGTTGTTGTAATTGATAATACTGCATATCATTCATTATCTACAGATGATAAAGCATTGATGTATGCATATTATAAGAGTGTAGATGAGGATGGTGAAGCAAGATGGATCATTCCAGAATCAGAAATTGATGAAGTCTTTGCACAAAAGCATACATTCTATATTTTTAAGACAGAACAGATTGCTGTAGACAACTGTTGTGACTGGTTCCCACAACCACAGAACTTACCAAATGCAGCGTTTAGGATACCTGCATATGTTGTAAAACCTAACGGTACAATCCCATACATTAACGAGGATCCGACTGACCCTGGTTGACACCCCCTTGACAGTGTGGTAGGATAGCGACAGCGAGCACGAGATCCATGCTTGAATTTTGCTATGAACTACCTTACGAGGAACTTGACTTTACAGATCCAGAAACTCACGAACTTTATCGTATCGGTAGGGGAGAACAAGGAGTTCTACTGGTTCGCCCTTATACAAACGACATTTGTGCTCATTGGAAATTCAGAACTCCCGAGCTAGCAGTTAAGTCTGCAAACAAAATCTATGCAATGTATCTTGACTACAGAGACGCTAAAGACTTTGTAGGTATGGATATGTGTCGTAAGTTTCTAGAGATGGGATTTACTCGTGCTCGTCGATACGCTAACCATCACTCAGGTACAAAGTATGATGACAATGGTGAGGTCCGCCCTCAGGAATCTGACCACTGGACCTGCGACTATAATCGCAGTGCTCAGATATTCAAGAGAGTACGTGACATCGTTGCAAACAATGAAGAATACAAAAAACAACGCAAACTTTGGAGATCTAATGAGAGTACCCACGCAGTACGAGTTGACGCACTTGCAGCTACAAGCAATGTTACGAGACAACGCTATTCCAGAAAGCGAACTAAAGTATCTGGGTGATAAAGAATACCCTGTTGACTTCCAAGCACATCCAGAATATCATGGTATCGTCATGCCATGGTATCTCGTAGGTGGTGAACATGAGGTGCCAGTATGTGACATTGCATCAGTTGACCGTGTGGACGATGATGATTGTGTCCCTGAGAACGATGGGTGGGGACCTGCTGGTCCTCCTCAATAATAAAGAAATCATTAGATTGTCTTGATTTCCTATTAAAACAATCTAAAATACTATCACCTACGCTAAGATCAAATGGATTGGGACACCAACAAACAAGAGAAACGTAAAGACGCTTTCTTCATCTTTTATGAGAGTGTTCTCAAACCAGACCATGAGCTACGTCAAGATGCACATGATCAGAAATGCTACCATGAATTACTTGAGTGGCGTGGTGAGATCATTGCTTATCTTGACCGTCGTCGTAACGAGGAATTTTAATGACATCACCCATCATTCAACCTGACAACACTTATGAAAAGCAACGCCTTTGTCGTATGCAAGATGCTATCGACGATTACCTCCAAGATGACAAAGTATCGCCACGACAGGCATATGAAGAGATGCTATCTTGCGTCGATGATGTAATCAAGTATCACGAGAAACAATATGTTCGTGCTCGTGAACTTCGTGATCTAATGACTGGTCATCGTTTTGTTGATCTTATTCCTGATAGATATTGATGGATGAGAAAACCAGACTGTTGACTGCAATTCAACAGCTACATAATGTTGCTAACCTGATCAAAGAGAATGATTACCGTGACTACATGTGTGGTAAACTTATCATGGTTCAGGTTGAACTAGAACGTCAACTTACTAATGTGATTCACAATGAACGAAGAGGAATTCAAAACTGCAATCAACAACATTTTGATGATGCAGAACAACAACGACGCCAATTTTCAGATTTTGCAGGCACAGATTGATAACCTGCAAAAGCAACTGAGCGAACTGAATGATCTTAAACAGATGTTCAGGTTGCCTAAACCACAAAACAAGGATCGTAAGTTGTTCGATGAACAAGAATGATTTTGAATTGCTACAACCTGTTGCATATGGGCATGTAACAGGTTATATTTCTTTCATAAGCGAAGAGTACATCACTATTTGCTTTAAGGACATCCCACTGCCCAAGAGTGCAAATTCACGGTGGGGTCGTCACTATGTTAACATTCTAGTCTACCCTCAATTTTGGCATGAAGTACGCAGTCGTTTGGATGAAGAACAAGAAGAAGGGCACCGCCCGCCAACAAGCGATCTTTTACAATTTGGACGATGCCGCTCTGTGGGAACAGCACATCAACAAGACGCAGCATTGTCGCACTGACATCATCCCCATCTATGGGGACAGTTAAGCTAGTGTCCACTAGACTGTCCGCGTGACCTCCGCACCATGTATATTATAGAGGTCGTCAAGGGAACCACCCATGCAACTCTTTACTTCTGCCACCAAGATCGATTACTATCCTGTTGGCACTGGCAAGCGATTTGTTAAGAAAGTCGTTTGGCATCCTGGTTCTGAGAGTGAGATGGTCTACTTCGCTACTAAACTCAAGACTGAGATGCAGTACGAAGTTCGTAACTACGTCGCCAACGGTGCTGTAGTGACTGCCATCAACACTGAAGAGTACACTGGTTCCGATTATTCCCCTCTCGCTTGCTGAGAGGCGTCTAGGGGCGTCTAGAACGCCCTTCTAACCTATTATTGTTATGGAAACCCAATCTATCGATTTGACTGCTAATCAGGTCAATTTTATTATTGACATGATGTGGGATGTAGATCCCAACATTTGTGAGCGTCTTGCAGCTAGAAATGGCATGAGTGACATTCAATTGCACGACCAGTTACAACAATCATTACTTAACTATCATGAGTGAAATCGTAGTAAACATGGATGGAGGTGTTGGTGGGTCATGGAAAGAACTCACTGAAGAAGAGGAAGCAGCATCGCTGGAGATCACTGTAGATGAACTCCGTCTCCAAAAGCAGAAGAATGTGCCACTCAAGAAACTGCCCCATCAACGCCTGCATGGTCACTGATTGACTCTATAATAAGGACATCGACAGGGACACCACCCATGCCTAACGCTTACGAAGTCAGCATCGACAACGAAGATCTGACCACCAGCATCTTCTACATCACACGTCCTGCTACCAAGTCCATGCGTGGACTTAACCGTCAGCATAACAACGTTGTGAACCAAGTTGTCAATGGTATTCGTGAAGTGCGTGGATGGCGTCGTCTCACCGTCAAGCGTGTGCCACTTGCAGAAGTTGCACAAGGTAGCGTGTAATCGCTTCCTGCCTTGCTATACTAAGTTCATCAAACAAAGAGACCCAATGCCCACCACTCAACAGGAAATCCTTAACTACACTGAGATGCTTTGCGAAGCACTCAAGCAAAACTTCATCGAGGAGAACATTCGTCGTCACAAGTTCCTCATCCCTAGCTCTGACAATCCTCAGTATCATGAGGAGCGTATCCAAGAGTTCAAGGATGGCAAGTGTGACTACGATTTCGTGATTGAGAGTGGTCGTAAGTATCACAAGGTCGTTATGGTCAGCAACCAGCGTAGTGTACATGCATTTGTTGACAAGAAGACTGGTGAACTATACAAGGCAGCATCATGGCGTGGTCCTGCTAAGGATGTTCGTTTTGACCTATCTGATTCCGCAAGTCGTGAGCACGTATACGAGCATTGCGACTGGGCAGGCGGTTACCTCTACAAGAGTTGACACGCCGCTCATTATAATATACAATACATAGGTCACCTTACTTCTTCTTCTCATGTCTGCTCCAAACTTCTACATCGTTGCTGACGGCAATGCCTACGCTCTAGATGATGACAATGTTGCATTCGGTGCTCCAGTCAGACTGGATGGCACTGTAGATTGGGATTGTGCTTACGATTTCGATCCATGCGACGAAGATATTGAATACGTTGCCCACATGTGTCAACTCCTCGTGCAAGCACAAGCACTTACCAATGAACACAATCAAGAGGTCTTTGTCAAATGAGTAAACCCAATCCACTAGCAGATTACATCACCACGCTAGTAGAACCATTCCCTAGTCGTTACACTATGGGTGAGTATACCATTGCGGTAACTCCTCGTGCTGATCTCGATGATGATGGTGTTCAACGTTACTGGCGAGCATTCTCTAAGTTTCCTAACGATTTTGCAGCAGCACTCAACCGTATGCTGCCTCGTGATGTAGAATTCAAGTCTTACGACCACCTCCAGAACAAACTTACCCTTTTTAAGAAATGAGCATTGACGAACTGATCTCTTCACGTCGCGACGACATCTATGAGTGGGCAACTGGTCGATTCAAGCAACTGATGGCAGAGGATCGTCTTGATGATGCACTAGCTCTTGCTGATGAGTTCTTTGAGTGGTTGGATCCCGAACAACTACATACCGAAGAAACATTGTTCTACGATGAAGAAGCACTCTTCCAACACTTCATTGAACTCACAGAAGGTTGATGATACCATGAAGGCGTTGATTATGAACTATATCGACGCCTCCAATAGAGGTGATCATGCTCAGGCAGAACTGATTCTACATGAGATTAATACGATGAGGAAACTAACTGATGACCGTTAATTGTATATCAGCGTTCCCCTCACCTATTATCTCATTCAGTGTGCCTGAGTATAGTCTTATTCGGGATGAGACCATTGACCACATCTATGAGGTAAAAGAAGTCACGGAGTCTGTCAAACTATCTAATGCAGGTGGTTGGCAGTCTCCTAAACAAGAACCATCACCCAAACTACTCTTCAAATCTGTAGATAGTATTATGTCACAACTGTTGACAGAAGAACTACAGTATAGTATTGGAAGTGTATGGTACAATGTCAACACACCAGGATCATTTAATCATAAGCATACACACCCAGGATGTGATCTTGCGGCAGTATTCTATGTAAAGGTTCCAGAAGGTGATTGTGGTAAGATCGAGATTGAGAACCCAAGTTACTTCAATCAGTTCAGACTACTAGATGCGATGAATCCAAAGTTGAAAGAGGACATGATTACATTCACTTCTATGTGGTTTCCACCAGTAGAAGGTAATGGTCTCATCTTTCCATCTAATCTTATTCATCGTGTATCAGAAAACAACACACAAGAAGATAGGATTAGTATTTCATGGAACATTCACATAAACTACTGAAGCAGGTCATTGCTGCTGGTTTCGCGTTGGGTCTTGCTCATGGTGCATTAGCTAATGAGGATAAGATCACCAAGGGATTCTATAGTATGGATGCTATGGGTTGTATGCTCCTCAAAGAGTGTACCAATGGTGTGGAGCGCATCAACTCATCGATTGATCTGATGAATGCATATCCTGATGCTAATTGGGACTATGTTAAGGATGAATTTGATCAGATCATGATTGCATTCAAGAAGATTGGTGTGCATGTACATCTTGCTGATGAGAAGTATTTCCCTCATAGTCATCGTGGTGTGTACCATACTGTGAGTAATCACTTCTATCTCAACAAAGCATACATGTATCAACCACATGTATTGATGAGTGTTGTACGTCATGAAGGATGGCACGCTGCACAAGATTGTATGGCAGGTACTATCAAGAATAGTATGATTGCCATCATCAAACCAGAGGATGCAGTACCACCAATCTGGGCAGAGATGGTCAAGCGCACGTATCCTCCCGCAGCACAACCATGGGAAGCGGAAGCTACATGGGCAGGCAAGACGGAGAACATGACCATGGAAGCACTAGAATCGTGCGCTCGTGGTACAATGTGGACAGATTATGAACCGACCCCACTCACACGTCAATGGTTAGAGGAAAATGGTTACATTAAGAATTGAGCAACATGCCGACACGAAAGACTACTACATCGAAATCCCGCACGACATCCGCCAAGAACTCAACTGGCAAGAAGGTGACACGCTCGTCTGGGAAATCCAGAGCGACAACTCAATCAGCGTTAGAAAAGAACGTAGCGTCTCTCAGTACAAAAAAGACATCATCCAAGAATACATCCAAGAAACCTTCGGTCAAGTCTTCTACTCGCCCGAAGCTCAAGGATCGTGGGGTTAAACACACCAGATGCGCTAACATTGATCTATTCCCAGTGAATAGTATGCCATGGCGTCTTGAACCACGCACTGGTAAGTTTAATCTATCATGGTACATGTGTTTTGACCACGCCGTAGATCAGATCGAACGCTCTAACCTTAAACCACGCGACTATAAACTAATGTGTTATACGAGTGTGCCCTTATCTGATCCACTCACTGGTCCAGTTAGAACACAACGTTATGTCAGATCCTAATCCTGATAAACTCCCCCTATCACTCTCAATTGTCGGCGCTTTCCTATTTGCCATAGCTATCATCATTGGTGGTTATATCAAAGGGAACATGCATATTGAAACAGTGTATCATAACTTGACACAGTTCAATTAAAACAGTATAATTAGATATGAACTCTGCTGTCAATACTGCCATGACCAAAGACGAATGGATTAAGGAGATTGAAGAGCAAACACTCTTAGAACTGGCAGAGTTTGGCATCAGCATAGACACAACATACTATGATGATGGTGCATCAGTCCCAGTAGAAATCGATTACACCACACAGTCATGAACCTCTCACTAGACGAAGTAGATCACATACTCAAAGCATTGCACACTATGTCATCCTATGATGTAGCACGAGCACGAGAGATGATTGAACCAGGCACCACACATCATGAACAATTAGTACAGAAACTAAAGGATTATCGTCTGCGCTTGACATGAGCACACTATTCATCCTACTATTCATGATATTAATTACTATCACTATGGAGATGACATGGGGTGTCAAAAGAACACGATAAATGGACACATGGTGGACTAGAACAATCGTCCATTAACATACTACGACTCATCTCAGAACTAGAAGGTTGCTATCAACTGACGAAGTACATGGCATTTGATGATGATAATGCTATTATCACACAAATGAAACAACGGTACTACAAACTATACTATCAAACAGTTAAACGTGAAAAACTTCACCCAAACATGTGATAAACCATATGATAGGCATTTCTATGTTGTGTCCTATCCTGATGGTAGAGCACATACATTTGAAGACTATACTATGATGAGAGCATGGTGGTTTCAACAAGCTAATACTACTGGTGCTAAGGTTACAGTCATGGACTACCAACAACAAGCAAAGGGATTTAAGTGATGTATAATATCATCCCCCTGTTCCCAACATTACTCTATCACAACAACTACAACATAAACATTGATGAGTTGATAGCATACTGTTACGAACAGAAGGCACAAGATAATGCAACAAAATACCCCCAAAGATCAGGACAAGGTAGTTGGCAATCTCTATACTTAGAAACAGAACTACTACAACCAGTTAAACAAGAAGTAGATAAGATACTACAAGAAGTATGCAGACGCCCTACCTATCATCAACCTGATTGGATTAACATCAATCCTCCACAATCAACTAACGTTTACCATACACACCCTAATGCTGATTACTCTGTAGTATACTACCTAAAGAATGAAGCAGATACAGGTATTGTGTTTGTTAATCCAATGATTCATACAGGTGCATTTAATACGACTACATTCACTAACAATAAGCTAGTACAAGATACAAGAGCAGCACCACAATTTAGAATACAACCTAAGAGAGGTGATCTATTACTGTTCCCTGCATACTTACCACATTGGGTAGAACAAAACAATGGAACAGAGGATAGAATTAGCATAGCATGGAACATAAGCATGACAATTAACCCACAAGATGACAAGGTTGGACCGTTTGAACTGTATTGGTGAGACACCCTCTGCTATTGATTCTCAATAAGGTTTTTTGAAGTGCTTGCGCGTCAGTCATACCAAGGGTTCTCAATAAGAGTTGCTAGTTGAGAATCAATAATAAAAAAAGGTTAAATAAATGGGGTCTAGCTGCTGTGTAGTTACTGTGAAGGATCTGTAAAGGTACTCTGGAGACGTTGGCTTAGCACGCAACCCATCGAAAGTCAAGTCGAGGTGTGCCAGTTCTCAAAGTGTCCCCAAACCCGCAAAAACACTTGCAAATCCCTCGGATGTGCTTTATAATATTATCAAGAACACAGAAAACCCACTTTTTGAGTTTTTTGAGTTTTTCAGAAATCTTAAAAACTTAAATTTTAAGATTTTTGAGTTTTTTCATTTTTTAAACTTTAAGATGTTCGTGAAAACTTACGAAAACCTCGATAGTTCAGCTATCAATACTCTAAAAGTTGACAAATCTAGTGTATTTGTTACATATCAGAGTAATATTGACAAAGAGTATGAGTTTGTGTGTGAGAATACACAAGAATTCAATGAAAAAGTGTCAAATACTCTCAAAAACAAAGAATCTATTGGTAAACTATTGAATGTAAGTATTAAAGAAGGCAAACTCGTTCCTACCACTAAATAAAGTACGTTTTTGAGGTATAACAACCGTAAATACTAATGGGTAAGCGTCACTCTTCGGGCGACAACAACAAGTATAAACAATTCGATGACGATTTTGAAGATTTTGGTTATGAAGTAAAGAATATTAGGAGACAGACAAAAAAGAAAGTAGCAAAGTTTAAACGTGAAGTCAATGACTATGATGACACTTTCTAAACTGGCATACTAACACTACCATTCCGAACCTGAGCGTGTATCATGTATACATGTTCAGGTTTTTTTAATGCACAACTTCCAACAATTCATTGACTACGTTTATTCTTTCTATGGGAAAGATGGTCTGTATGATCAGAACAGAACTAAGGAACAAATTGCTTACGCAGTGTTAATGTACTTGGATGATTGCAATGACCCATGTATAGAAATGTCATGGGGAGATGGTGATAGTTTAGACCGTGAACGTGTACGTGACTTCATGAACGAAATTTATGGTCCTGTCCCAGTAATAGCTACCGAGGCACATTTTAGAGCATAGTATAAAGAACTGGTCAGCCGCCTCAACCAGTTGGAGAGGTGGCACACCATCTGTTGAAATGCCCCCCATCTCGTGTATTGTATACACATGACAAACGAAACACCTTTGGATCCAACCCTCAAGCAACACATTCTCTTCGGTCTCGAAAATTTCATGTTTGAGACAATGCTACCTGCAGAAATGTGTGTTGATTGGGTATGTGATCAGTGGAATCTTTCCGCTACCGATGAGGT